CTTACCGCCACCGATGTAACCGATTAACTCAGTGTCACCGAACTCATCAGCAGTTTCTGTGTGAGTCACTGTAGGACCACCAGATACGTACCAGTCAATTCCATTAGGTGTAGAACCTTCGTATCCAACTTGGAATTCCCAAGTTCCTGATGTATATGCTCCGTCTGGATATGAACCACTTGCTTCCACATTAACGTAAGGACCTGCAAACGCAGCACCAGAGAATAGAAGAGGAGTTGCAGCTAATGCTGCGATTGTTGATTTGATCATTTTTGTTTTTTATTTCTCGCAAGATAAATCCTGCGGATGTGAGACTACCCCGACTTGGGTGTCTTTTCGCAGGGTTACGATCTTTCGAGTCCTGTGTAAGTGTATATTATACTACTTTCTCCTATATGTCAACCTATTGTAAATAAGGATACCTTATGACTTAGTTAAGATAAATTAATGCCCCAGTTATCTTGACTGCTGCTGAACCATCTATATTTACGGTTGTTCCAGCAATATCCATGACACCATCAGAAGTGATCATAGCGGAGGCTGTGCCTGACAAGTCAAGCATTGCTGGTGTGAATACTTCAACTCCACCTGTACCTTTTACTGTAGTAAATCCTGTAGATACTAAATCTGTTGCTGCAGTACCTCCCGCAGCAAATTGTGTCCTGGTACTCAAACTCATTCCACATAGTCTATTCTTAACTAAAGCACCAGGACCACCAACAGCAAATAAACTTATACAACCAAGAGTTCCCAATTTAAAGTCTTGTGCTGCTTTCATGTTTATGCTGCCTGGTGAAATTATATTGACTTGTGCACGAGGATCGAATTGCATAGATGTTTCTTCACCAGCACCAAAAGTCATCTTCTGACCTGTAACAATATCTTTCTCGTTGACAGTTGCAGCTATTATACTCGCAGCTTGCATTTGAAGTTCACCTTCTGCTGCGATTTTTATATTCTGTCCTTCAATTTCTAATTGATCTGTTGCTTGTATTAAAATTTTTGTTGCTTTTATGTAACGTGTGCCACCCTCACAATTTTCTACAACGTCACCATACGCTAAAATATTTAATGCTTGTTTATCATTCTCTTCTCCACCAATATTGTACTCATAATAAGAACAAGACAAATGTTTCTGAACTGTACCACCTTCTGAATAAAGACCAAGTACAGCACTTCCAGCAGTCTCTGTGTTAATAGGACCTGTACGTATTCTAATACCACCATCACTTTTAAATGTTTGAAAACATCCACCTCCTAAAGGTCCATCAATTCTTAAAGATCTTGTTTCTCCATCTGGAAGTAATCTTCCATATATTTCTGATCTAGTTAACCAATCTTTTGCAAGGGTATTAAATCTAGGAGAATCCGACAACTCCTGAGTTTCATCTGGAGTTGTTTGTTGAAAAATCCCTGTTGGATATTCTTGTGCAGGAAATGTTAAAGACATTATGGGCAATCAACGTAACGACCAGTACCAATTTTAGTAGATCCGACTGCTGTAAGTGCAGTTGTATCTAGACATGCTAATGATGGTAATAATCTTGCACCAGATCCACCACCACCTCTAATAGTAATGGGAGGAAACTTAGCATATGTTGTAGTTCTATCTAATACACGTACTTGTGCTAATAATCCATCTTTAATTATTGCCTCTGCACGACCCTCTTGTCCATCTACAAGAATTGTTGGAGTAGTTGTATATCCTCTGCCAGGATTAAGAATACTAAACGCATCAATAATACATCTAACATCATTATCTGATGCAAGATTTTTTTTATAACCAAAACCTGATGATTTAACTCTAATCTCTGTTACAAATCCATTACCATCTAACAATGCTGTCGCAGTAGCACCAACTCCCTCACCACTAATGAACACAATAGGAGGTTCTGCCCATGCGTCTCCAGTATTATCTACAGGAATTTCAATAATTCCTCCACTATCATCAGTTATAATATTTCCAGTGTTTACGATTGGTGTCTTAAAGTTTTCAAATACAGTAGATGGGTCATCACCAACACCCTCATCAGAATCACCTAAACTCTGGTCACTATCAGTAATAATAAGAACATCTACAGATGCACCATTTCCATTTAATGTAAAAGTTAATGTCTCTTCATCTTCAATTTCTTTATCATCAGTAATACCTACAGTAATTTTTGCTGTGTTGTCTTGAATTACAAATTCACCATTCAGTTTATTACCAACAATATCTGATGGTGTTATGCCATCACCTGTTAAGGTGTAATACAGTATAGATCCGTTTGCAATATTTGTTGTTGTAACTGTGTATATGATAAACTCTCCTTCTGGAACTGTTGTTCTATTTGCAACTACATTAAATGTTGGATTTGTATCTGTAGCACCATCTCCTGATGGAAATTCTGCTGGAGGTGTATCATCAATAGGTGCAAATGGATCTACATCATTTGGTCTAAATGGATCGTATGGTTCTTTTAAATTTCTCTCAACTATGGTGCAAGCACCTATGTTCTTCTTAAAAAATGTTTTTGTATCATTACCCTCTGGAGAGTTTAATGTCATTTTAATATAGAAAGTTTCATTATCATCACTAACAGTATCAACTAAAGTTTGAACATCAATACTTTTTTCAGTCTCATTAGGTGCAAATCCTAAAATATCATCTACAGCAAGATAATCTGTACCAGCAGTAGCATTTCCTTGATTTGCTAATGTTTTTATTTTAACAGATGATGCTATGGTAGTAAAACCAGTTCTAGTAATAGTAAATTTAGCAACACTACCTTCTTCTACCTCTATATCATTAATATCATATATGATTTTAGGTTCTTTTGTAGTATCTTTGCCAGGTAATGGAACACCACCTACAAATCCAACTGTTGTTACTGTTAATGGTTTTCCAGTAAAAGCTTCGTCACAAGTATACTGTGTATAGTCTCTTGGTGTGTCACCAAATAAATTGTCTATATTATCTAATAATCTGTCTAAGAAGTTCTCATCATCATCTTCTTTCTTTTCACCAGTTGTGCAAATTTCTTTAATTTTTGAACATGTCTGATCAGTTCCTGAGCAACTAATTCCTAGAAGATTTAAAATATAATTAATCGCTTTTCCAATCATGTTAAATGGAGCAGCAATAGCACCTAGTATATCTTGTAGAGGACCTAAGATACTTTGCAACAATTCATTCATTAACTGGTATATTTTGGAGATGATACCATTTACAAACTCATCAATATGACAAATTGCATTACGATATATCTGATTAATATAACTCATTAGAAGATTTGTCAACCACTCAGCAAGTCTAAGTCCAAGATCTTCCATCTTACATCCAAGATCCTTAAGAATTTTATTAAACCAAGTAGTTACGGGAGTTAATACATTACCACTGTCATTAGGTCTAACGACTGCTTTGACTAATGCGTCAACTGCATCTTGAATTAATTCTGTTATGTACCCTTTAACTCCTGCCAAAAATTCTCTTATGACTTGAATTGCCTTATTTACATACATCCTCGCTTTTCCTGTAGAACTATAAAGTCCTCCAGTATACTTGTCAACGTAAAATGTACCAATATTACCGTTATTTGATTGTATATCGGCAAACAATTGACCAATAACATTGTTCATTTTATCTTTGAGTTTTCTCTCTTTACACTTTTTAGCAGTTTCTACACACCAATCTTCTTGCTCTATCTCTTCAAGTTTTTTACCCAGATCTACTCTAAATTCACCTTCTTTGTTCTTTGTACCATCGGTCAGAACACCAACTAAGTCTGCAGTTATCTTTTTACTGTCATCTCCATCTTTGTCTGGATTTACAGCATACTTTGCCTCAAGTCTTTTTCCAGTTTTAAATCTAGAATCTGGATCATCTATTGATACTTCATTCTTGACTGTAGTAGCACCAGGCACCTGTCCAATAGAACCCATGATGATGGGTTTTGTTTTATCATTGTCTAAGTAAAAACCAATCACCCAACAACCTGGTATTAGTTGAGCAGATGCTCCACCAATATTACCAGGCATAAAGGGTGCAGTAACAGGCATCATCACGGTTGCCCATGGTAGTTTTTTTGTCTCTACCAACTCTTTTTCTTTAGGATGCTCTCCTATAATCGCAACCTTATACCGCCAACCACCTTTTCCTTCAGTGTCACAAGCACAAGCTTCAATTTGACCTACCCACCAAGATAGTCCATCACTACCTATTTTGTGACTAGGAATTAACCGTGATAATGCTTCATCGTTCATTTTTAATCGTCATATACTAGACACTCTGGTTCATCAGGGTGTACATCACAGAATACCTCTAATACATTAGGGTCGTGATGATCTCCACCTTCAATCTCTTCCTTATGATGTTCTACATACTCTTCTAAATCATGCAGTTCATCTTCAATATGATGACGCATGGGTTCTGATGTTTTTGGATCTTCAAGGATTTCTTTGTCCTTTTTGATATGATCTTCAATTGATTTCATTGTATTTTCCTCCGTACAGTATGTACATTATTATTTATTCTCCATATTTTGATGGTTCTATACCAGATCCATAAGAATCTCTGAATAATCTTAGCGTAGTAAATCCATTTCCGCTAGTCCCTGAGTTAACAAAGTTGAACGTATGTGTGACTTCTTTGACAAGATAAATTCCACTAGACTCTGTGTCATATGGTTTTTTTGTTTGTAATGTATCTGATAATTTACTTTGAAAACGTAAATCAATTTTATCTCCTGCACAAATGAGAGGATTACAAGGAATTTTTAATGTTGCTTCTTGATTTCTAAGTAGATCATACCTAGCAACTGATTGTGCAGCATAATATTTTGTCCAATCTGCATATTCTGTGGGGTTTACTGCATCTTTAACATCAGGATCAGTTACTTTTGATTCGTCAATCCATGTCTCAGGATCCAATATAGCAGACATAACTCTAGCAGGATTTTCAGATGCCTCGTTTAATAATGCACTCATATCTGTTCCTGGCACTGTAGAAACTGTAGACTGTCCTCCTAGATGTGCCATATCATCATAACTATTCTTCATTTTATAAACATACTCTGCATACTCACCAGTGCTATGATTAAAAAATACCATCTTTGTAGAATATTTACCAAGTCTCAATGATGACATGATATCAACTTCAGAACTATAATTAAATGATATTATATTAAATCTCGAATCCTGTGTTGACTCAATATTTGCTATTGTTTCAAAATAAGGACCCCATGATTCTGATTTTAATCTTGGTGCAGCAAATGTTTGTCGTTCAGAAACATCACATAAAGCATCAACTGAAAAACAATTATATCCTCTGTTAGTTTCCCAAAAGAAAAAACCAGCACTACCTTTTATCTGTTGTTCTGATTTACCTGTATTATTTGATCCACTTTCTGATCCATATGTAGTTTTAGTAGATACTGATTTTTTTATAAGTTTCGCTAT